TGGACAATCCCAAAAAGAAGTTCTTTCAGGTTCTTGGAAGTTCTCTAATCAAAATTTAATTGATATGGCAACTCCGAAACCCATCTTTTACAAAGCGGGGGAACTTATAGATGGCGTTTTCTCTAGGGTAGGTATAGATTTTCAATTACCTTTTATTAAATACTGGAATATAGAAATGATTAATGGAATCTTAACAAAAGGTAAAGCTTTTCCCGGTTTGTTGACTTCTAAACTATTTTATAGTCAAAAGAGAATGACTGCTGGTTTCAGTAAGACTTTCTGTAAGCATTATTTTCATTATATTATTAAACGCTATAAACAAGTCTTTGATCTCTCTCTCATTACTATTGGGGGGAGAGAGAAAAGGGTTTCTTACACTGACGATTTTAAATTGTTAAAGACTCGAGTCGTACTTATGATGGAGGATATACCTACCCTTTTATGCCAAAGTATTGCGACTCCTTTAACGAAAGGTTTCCAGAGATTAAATTCTGGTTACAACTTTATTGGTAGGTCTCTTGAACAAAGGAATTATGTTAACATTGTTAATGAATTACAGAGAGATCCTCATACCACAATCGTCTTTAACGCTGATTTTTCGGGACATGATAATCATGTCGATGAGCATCAAATCGTTGTTGCTTTTGGTATATTGAGACTTTGTTTTCCGGAGAGGTGGAAGTTCATGGATAAAATGTTTTATTATTGTTTATCCAGTATGGTCTGTAAACATATCGTGATTCCTGGTTCAGGATTTGTTTATCGATTGACTAAAGGGATCGCCACTGGACACCCTTTTACTTCTTTAGTCAACACTACTGTAGCTTACTGTACTTTTGCTACTGCTTTGAATAAAGTTTGTTCGTATTCTGAATTATGTGAAACCCGGCTCTTTGTGGCTGGGGATGATGTTATTGGAGTTATACCTTTGTCAGTTCTTGAAAAACTTTCTTATGAGATATGTAATAATAGTGGTATGAAGATCGATCCCATTGAAGACCATTGTGGTCCTCTATATTCTAATGTGCCAACCATACAGAGATCATTCTTAAAGAAAAAATTTACACCTTTAGGTGTTGCTTGGAATGATGTAGAGCTTATTGACAATCTGTACACTAGCACTAATGGATATAAGAATTCTATAGGTGAAATCAACCGTATTATTGACATGTTAATGAATGGACCTTGTGATTTCATTCTTAATAATAAAGTTCTAAGAATTGTACGTAAACATCTGTCAGATCCCCGGATAAGGGGTCCTAGTTACTATACACCTTTTCCAATGTTACACAACATGCCCAAATATAAGTATTCCAAAAATTTCTTTCATAGGGATCCTAAGACATTATACGGTCCTATAAGGCAGAAGACAATTATTAAGAGGTTCAATGCCCGACTTAAATTAGCTTTTCGGTGGTTTAACATGGGACAGCCATTTCCTGGGTTAGGCTATAAAGATGACTCTTATTGGATTGATGCCACTAAAGAGTTATGTTCTCC